TTGTACCAGAAGTGATCGCATCCTTGACCGTTGTTTCAAATTCGTTTACCACACTGTTGATTGCTTCGCCAGCAAGGTTACTGATACCTTCCGAAGTGAATGCACCGATCTTTCCTTCGACTAAATCTTTACCTGCTTTCAACAACCCTTCTGCGGATGCATCCGTGACAATCTGTTGTAACGAACCTGGCCCCACACCCAGGCCTGTTATGAGTTGCAGAATCGCAGCAACCGTACCAGACACACCACCTTCTTCTTCTAATGACGATGCAATGGGGTAGATCATTCCACTCGAATCAGGTTCGGTAAATTGAATTTCGACCTTCGCCCCCAGTCCCAGTTTCGATGCAAGGTTTGAAATCTGGTCATTGACAAAATCTGTTGCCATGTTCTCAAGACTTTGTACACCATCATCAATCAAACCTTCGACGGTGGTATTATTCAGTTTGTCTTGAAATGCATCAAATTTTTGAGTGATTTGTTTTACCCCACCTTCGATCTGACCCGCAATTGACCCCGCCTTGGTCTCGATACTGTTTTGTAAATCAGTCGCAGCTTTGTTTGCGGTCTCTTCTATCTTCTTTGTGTCGAACGAAGACGCCGCTTCCTTTACGGTGTCTTTTAGTTTCTTTGCTTTATTTTCTACTACTTCATTCGCCATCATTCACTACCTTATCATAAGCATTCTTGACTAGTTCCACCGTGTCATTATTTGTAAATAGGTATTTTTTATTAAACAGTTTACTCGCAGATTCCAGATCGGTTGTTTGTTTCAGTTGGTTGTTCACCAAATTAAAACGATTACGCAATTCGAACAAAATATACTGCAACTGAATCGAAAACCGTTTCCAGTTTGAACTGGGTTGATATTGATTTGCAAATCGTACAAGTCCTGCATATCGACTACCGATCTGATCGTTTTTAATCCACCGAATAATTCCTGTGAATGGAACTTCGACTTCGTTCGATTCTTCGTTTTCTTCGTAGGTAACGAATTGAGAAATACCTTCGATACCACCCGTGATCGCAGCAGAGTGAATTACACTGTAACCGTTGTCAATGAAAAACTTCATGCACTGCATACGTCTCAATTCCAAGTTCGCTTCTCGTATGTTATCGTCCTTGAAACTGAACGAGATTACATTTTGATAACGTTCGGTCGAATATTTAAATTTGTCATTTCCAACCGTTTGTCTTCCGGTCTGTATGGAAGTTGGTAATTCTGTTCGAGGAAGACTTCCAAGGACTAAAGGTATTTGTGAACTTTTACCATCAAGGAATATACCAAAGACAAATGATCCCGCCAACAATTGGGGGACACGACCGTATCCAGAAACACCGCCTTCGGTTGTAGGTAGACACACTTGGGCCCAAGGTAGATCTTTTTCTGGTATGTCTTCTGTCCTAGGACTATGTACACCATTAATACGAACCTTGACTCGTCCTTCCAGACCAGCGGGTGGATTTGCATTGATCACTGTACCGAAAAACCAACGGTGATCATCACCATAATATTCTTCTTGAATAGGTCTTAAAATATTCATAGTTTTATGTTCGCCGGTAAATCATTTAACTTCGTGAGTCTCAACGTTGCGTAGTGTTTCTGATTTGCAAGGTTATGACGTATCGCTAACAAAAGGTAGTCACCTGATTTCTTTTTGTCGATCTGACTTTTCGTATCGGTTTTATTGGAAGATGTGTCTGGATTCAGAAAGATTAATCTCAATCGTCGACCGACCGAAGTTCTACCTTCGAAGAAACCTATACCACTCATGGTGATATCAATTCGGTTCTTTTTGAGAATCTGACGAATGATTTTGTTCTTGACTTTGAGTTTGGATTCTGTTAAATTATTCTGCGCATCTAACATTGGAGTCTCATCGTGATAACTCTTGAACTGATTGTACGTGTTAGAGGATGTGACTTGGTGAATGAACAACGAATTATATTCGTCCGATAATTTACCATCAATTTCCAAAGAAGGGTCGAACACGGATTGTTCCGCATCGTTTCCTATCATGCCTTTGAGATACATCTCGGTAAGTATTTCTCTCACCGAAACGTGTGACCCTTTGACTAATCCCGTACCTGCATCAATGGTGGCATAATACGAACCAATGCCACCTTCTTCATATAATGCAAGTGCATTCTCGGCTTCGAGTTCTTGATAGTTGTTGATTTCGATGTACGGTCTCAATGTGTCATCTTCTGCACCCAGTGCAGCAAATGATTCGGAAAAACGAAAAGGAGCGTCTTCATTTATAATATCTTCTTTGAGAAGATTGTCAAGATCACAGATGTAAACATTGTCACTGTATAGATCCGCATGTACGAAAATGGGTGAACCCGTTTCGGTGGTTGCTCTGTTAGTTAACCATGTGATTGCTTCGAGTGGACTCAAATAAGGAACAATAACTTTTCGAATACCCTGTGCGGTTTTCTTGAAAAATGATTTGATAACACTTACACCCAGATCACGATCGAAAATATTGACAATCATGTCTTCGATCGTCGACTGAAAAGAACGGTTGACCTGTTTGATGGCATTAATGTACACGTGTTCTTCGACCAATTCAATGGACAAAAGTTGCGCACGTTCATTCTGTCTTTGTGTATCCACAATGCGAGACACGAAAAAGTATTTGACAAAACACGGTTTTTCAGGTTCCTTTCCCGTACCAACGACCAGTCTTATTCTTTCTGTACCCTGAACGGACAAAGAAGAACGAAACCCGAAGTCGTCAATCAATACCATACGACAGTCCACATATGGTTTGAAAAGATTTTCATAGAATGATAATTCCAGAATACTGTTGGATATGTCAATGATCGTCTTGTCCTCTTTTACCGAAGACAAGATGACATCAGCTTGCAGTATTGTGTATTCTGTTTTGGGTTCCATTAACTACTCGCTATCAACTCTTTGATTCTACCAACGAATTGTTCGATATACGCCTTTTTGATAATTCGTATTCTTTTAGACTTTTCGTTTTCGTTTATCAGGTACTCTAGGTTTGTGACTGGAACCTTGGTGGTGTCCGTAGAGAAAAAGAAATCAATCCATAGGTCCGAATCATTCACATAATGATGAACACCTTCGTATTCGTAAACAACGTTGGTAAGGGGCGTGTTACTTGTCAATGGGTTAGTGGTCGGAGTCGAGTAACTCATTGATATGTTTTGACGAATGTCCGAGTCCGCAGATATTACAATCTCACCTACTTCTAGGTCTTTTGCAACAACAATACCTTCGATACCGTTGATTAACACAGATGTATTGACAGGATACAAGTCCGCATATTGTGCAACCTCACCCGCACTATCTACATCCAATTTAGCAACATAATATGGGTAATAATCTCCGACGACTCTTTCGTATAAATTGTTGAGTGACATGGGCCACCCAGTCTCTTTTAACAATGGATTCATCAAGAAAAAGGTCCAGTCGTAATCTGGACGACCGTATAATTTTTGAGACAGTGTGTCAGGTCTATCTCCGTCACGTATTTCATATTCGATATAAGTCGATACTTCGTCCTTGAAAGTTTCGATGAGATCAGAATACTTTGTAAGATCCTGAAAAAGAACAGGGACTTTCTCATCACCGAAATTATAGAATACCTTTGGAAACTCTCTAAAATAACTAGACATCAGTAATTCTCTTTAGAAATTTTAAGTTTGTCAAGAGCAGCAACTTCAGTAAAGTTCAACTGTACGTTTACTTCAATGAAATAATCACCTTGATACATACCGTTACCCGTTGTATTGAAAGTGGTATTTACTGACTCAAGATAACATCGTTGAATGTTAAACGCAGGATTGTTACCAGATCGGTTCTTAATTTTTATTTCAAACACATTCGGATATGTGTATGCCAATGGTAATCCACTTTCTGTGATTGTTATTTTTTCGGGATACATTTCGGATCTGAAAAACTTAACAATCTGTTTGATCTCTTTTGCTTCCGATTCACTCATTGCAACCATACGAAAGTTAAAGGAAAACTTACGTAGGTTAACTCTCTGAAACAATTGTCTTTCATTCGGTGCCACCGCAATTCGAGTTGCATTTTGAAGCGCATTTGAAATTTGATCTGTTGCACCAGAACCCGCTACTGCACCGACTAAAGATCCCGCAGTCCCACCGAGCGCACCGGCCGCTGCACCGATCGCAGGACCAATCAGAGTCGATAGTTTTTGTGCAGCAAGTGCAGTTGCAGCTTTACCCAGTTTTCCATCGTCAAGTGAGACACCACTTCCACCCACAAGTGATTCCACCGATCCCGCGACAACACCAAGATCAACGGACTGATAAACTGCATTATCCGAAAAGTTTAAGTTTGGCATCAACGGTAGAGTTACCGTACCGATTTTATCGCCGAATCCCAAGTTTTCATACGAGGTTGTTTCTAACAATTGTTTCGATTCTTCTGCGATATTTTGTTTCTGTTCGTCTGTTAAATTTTCTTCTGCAACTGATTTAGCTTCTTGTTCTTTTTTTACTTGCCTTCGGTTTCTGAATTTGTTCCGTTCAAATGCTTTCCCAACGAAATTACCCAGTTTTTCACCGATGTCCAAACCCTCGACTTTATATGAAGTGAATGTGATTCTGCCGGGGTAATTCGGACTCATATCCAAAGGATATCGGTATGAAACGAATTCATCTATGACCTCGGGTTGAGTCTCTGTCTGTGCATCAGGTGATTTTTTAGATTCGTCTTGTGCGTTCTCAAATTTCTTTTCTGCAATCACGACTTCTTCTTTGTTCGTACCGTCAGGACTACTCTCCTTTGAAAGTATTCCTCGCCCACCACCTGCCGCTTGACGTATTTGTGCCGGTGTTAACTTATCGCCAACTTTTACGTCGTAGATGTTGTCTGCCATACTGACCCTATAAATATTCGGTAGTTATTGTTTTATTATTTATAGTGGTTCTATGGCATATTCTGGAAAGTATCGAGTCAAAAACAAAGAGAAGTATAAAGGCGACCCAACAAACGTTGTCTATCGTTCTCTATGGGAGAAACATTGTTTCAAATGGTGTGACGACAACGCTGATATCAAATACTGGTCAAGCGAAGAAGTCGTCATACCATACTTATACGAAGTTGATAGAAAATATCATCGATACTTTATGGACTTGCAAATCGTTTACAAATCTGGAAGAACAGTTTTAGTTGAGATAAAACCCGCAAAGGAACTATCGCCACCAACTGGCAATCGTCGAACCAAACGATATATCAACGAAGGATTGACCTATGTGAAGAATCAAAACAAATGGAAAGCCGCCAGTGAATACGCAAAGGATCAAGGATGGGAGTTTCAGATCTGGACAGAGAAAGAATTGACTGCGATGGGCATTCTTCCCAAATCAACTAAACCACTCAAGAAACTAAAACCATACAAGAGAAAGAAATGAAAGTTGCAGTATGTTTTTCGGGATTACCCCGAGGTGATGTTGAAAACAATTTACGCATATTCCGATCCATTTTTCCGCACGATTTTTTCTTTAGTACATGGGCGGGAAACACATTAAATCAAGAACACACAGTGTATCAAGAACCCCATAGTGATTATCTTTCGTCCTATGTGGAAGGTCTATCCGATGAGAAAAAACAATTGTTGGGTCGAGGATACAAACAAATCGTTGGACATGCACTGCAAGTCTTGTTCGACATACCCAAAGAATACGACATGATAATTCGATGTCGGTATGACACGATTCTAAACGAAAAACTCGACTGGAATAAACACATAAAAGATTCGTATGAAAATAGATGTATAGGTGGTTTTCGATTCAGTGTCGATGAAGGTGACTTTGATGATACCAGACAGTGTCATCCCAAGGGACTCGTACTTGACCAATTGATCATGCATCGTCGAGATCAGTTCGATCCCAGTCATGTTTTAAAAATGTTTTACGATGAGAAACTCGATCCGTGTGAAATGGGTTGGTATCAGGCCTTCGAGTCACATCCGATAAAAAATTACATCGGTGGCATAATTATCGACAGATTATATAAATAAAACCATGAGTTTATTTCAGAAAGTAGAATACGAAGCGTTCCGTGCTGGCATCACTCCCCGTACAAGGGAGTCTCGTGCGTGGTTTCGCAAAAAGGTTCAGAACATGAAGGTCAATCGAAGAGACCTAATGAATTCTGAACCCGTAGAAAAACGTGCACGTTCCGTTGCAGGAAGTATGTACATGTTTTTCTACGATGCGAAACATCGAGACACACTGCCATATTGGGATGGGTTTCCATTAATTATTGCGGTGGGTCCTGCACCGAAGGGTTTCTATGGTCTCAATTTACATTACTTACCGATACCTCTTCGTGCAAAATTTCTTGACAAGTTGATTGAAATAACAAACAACAATCGGTACGACGAAACGACCAAGATAGAAGCATCGTATTCACTGTTGAAAGCAACAAGTAAGTTTCGTTATTTTAAACCATGTTTCAAGCATTATTTGACATCGCAGGTAGAAGGTAAACTCGCATACATACCGCCACCCGAGTGGGAGATCGCAACGTTCTTACCAATGGCGCAATGGCAAAAAGGAAACCAGTCTCAAGTTTATCGAGACAGTAGGAGCATGATCTAATGTACAGGCCAGGAACAGTCGAGGAAATGAAATCAATCATTTCCAATGGTAAGGGTCTCGCAAAGACGAATCTATTTTATGTCGAGATACCGACAACACAAATTAATTCAAATGTCTCAACACAGATTTTGGGTTACATGTGTACGTCAATAACTTTACCTAGCAGACAATTGTCAACGTTAGAAAGACAAGTTGGTATTGATCGTCGTCAACTTGTATACGGTTTTGATAATCCCACGGTCAGTATGAACTTCCGAGTTTTGAACGATCAGAAGGTCAGACAGTTTTTTGAAGACTGGCAAAACAGCATTGTCGTAGTCAGAGACGACAACGAAGGTGACTACGACATCGCATTCCCCAAAGAATATGTCAAACCGATAAACATATATCAACTAGAAAAAGGTGTGTCTATTCCGGTTTTCAATCGTAGCAAAAATCTGAATCTAGGACCCATCAACATCGAACTCGATCTTGACATTGACGCTGGAATACGTGGAAAGTCAAATTACAATTGGATCCTCGAAGATGCGTACCCAGTAACTTTCCAGAGTGAAACGTTGGCAGACGGAGCGGATGCAATATCCGAAATAACCGTTGAGTTTGCATACCGAAGATGGAGAGGACAAAAAGTTTCGGGTAACACTAATTTTCATGTCACGGGTTCTGCGCAGGTTAAAACCGATATTGGATCGAAGATAGGAAATAAAATATATAAGTTTTTAAAATAATGGAGAATTAAATTATGGCATTACCGAAGTTGAATGACAATCCCAAATACAGTTTGGTTATACCATCTTCTGGAAAAAAGGTAAAGTTCAGACCCTACTTGATCAAAGAAGAAAAAGTCTTGTTGATGACCGCCCAAGAGAATGATATCTCAACTACAATGGATACGATCATCAATACGATTTGTTCATGTGTAGACGAACCACTCAACAAACGTGAACTCACAACGTTTGACATAGAGTATATGTTCATCAAGATTCGATCCAAATCAGTTGGTGAGATTGTTGATTTGGGTTTGAAATGTGACGCTTGTGAAGAGACCAATCGTGTCGATGTGAACCTCGAAGAGATCCAGTGTAAAATACAAAAGAAAAATAACATCATTCAACTGACCGATTCGATTACGGTCGAGATGAGATATCCAAGTTATTCTTCCATTGAGTATACTGACGACGAGAATGAATTGGGTTTTGAAATCATTGCGAACAGTATCAAGGCAGTAATCACCGAAGACGAACGTATTGAAACGGATGACGAACCAAAAGAATCGGTTCGTGCATTTTTGGAATCAATGACCAAAGATCAGTTCGAGAGAATTGGAAGTTACGTCGAGGATTTGCCACAAATGAAACACGATGTTGATTATGTGTGTAAAAATTGTGGTCATAAGAATCACGTAGAACTAAAGGGTATGCAGAGTTTTTTTTAGTATGCCTCTCCCATGAAACATTAGAAAATCATTATAGAACTAACTTTTTATTGAATCGTCACCATAAATATACTTTAACGGAGTTAGATATGATGATACCTTGGGAGAGGGAAGTCCATCTAATTCTACTCGTGCAGGCGTTAGAAGAAGAAAAAAAAGAAAGAGAAAAACAAAATGGCGGATCTAGCACTACTTCTTGATGCACAAGAAGAAACAAATATGAGACTCGATGAACTGGATGATCGTTTTATCGAGTTCTTTCGTAAAATGGAACGTGACCGTTTGGACATGTTGGAACTACTTCGTGAACAACGTGGTGGTGGTGGTGGTGGCGAAGGCGCGTCAGGTGAAGGTGGTCGAGAAAA